ACTTGCCGTATGGTGTCCGTGTGAGTGACCACCTTGACATCCCTGATGGTATCAGAGTGATGGGTGACAAGAGTGTCATGCACAGTCACATATTCCGTCACCACCTTTTCCTTTGTGGTACATGAAAATAATGCTGACAAGGCAATTATCAGTATAATCACCCCACCTACAATTACAGCCATCCCAGTCTCTCGTTCAGCATTCATCGTGTTACATTTTGTTTTCTCCGTAAGCTGTGGTTTCCGCAGCTATGAATCAGAAGCCTTCTCCCTACGCCGCTCCACCTCCTCGATGGCCTCGATTATCTCCTCTCGTGCCCTTGTCTCGAAGTCGCCCAGTTTGGTGCGGAAATACACGCTGACACCGAAGATGGCTCCTGCGTAGGTGAGAGCCTGCGCCATGTACCATAAGACTCCCTCTGCCACGTCTCCCTGCTGGAAGTAGTTGATGAATGTGAGGATGATGCCCGACAGTATCATCGCAATGGCTGAACCGTATTGTATCCAGTCTTTTAACGTCATGTTGTTAAATGCGGTCATTTCTATTCCTCCTTCTTAATAGGGTGTTTCTCCTGCAAAGCATATCCGAGCAGGAACCAGATTTTGTCTTCTATTCTTTTAAGACATATCTGCTTGCCAATTTCCTCGTCATAGTTGGCAGGGTCAACGCATGTAGTTGATTCCCTAAGGGTGAAGCCATTCTTCATTCTCACGGTCACGTATGTACATGGTTTCCCGAAGTCAACCAGAGTGCGAACCAAAACATCTTCCATGTTAGCAAGCACCTCTTCTCTTGTCACTGTAACGTCGCTATTCATTTCTTCTTTGTTGTTTTAATTCCACTATAGTATTTGCCACCCTTGCAGGTCAGCTTCATTCTCCGATGCTGCGGTGAGTACGATACGTGTATCCAGTCGGGTCGCCCCTTGCTATCAACATACTCAGAGATGATCTTGTCGAAGGGCAGGTTAAGCTCCAGCAGGCATTGCAGCAGTGCCATGTTGTCGTCGGGATGATCTGACACAGTGCGGATGTCGGCCGCTTGTCCGTATAGATGTTGTGAGTTCTTTGCACCGCCTATGCGGGTGTTCAGCTTCGGGCACCTATACCCGCTCGTCACCACGATGGGATGCCCCCAGGCGAGACGCAGCGGGTCTAGTACATTGGTCACCAAGTCCTGCAGGTTCTGCGCAATCTTGTCGGTGGGTGTGTTGTCATACCCATACCGCTTTGCAGTCGCGCTCTTCGTCAGCTCGTACAGCGTAAAGTACTTTCCATTCCACTCAATCATCCTTCCAGTCCTCCCAGTCCAGTGGTTCTATGTATGCGGGTTCGTCGTCATTCATATCGTCTCCAGAATTGCAGAGCCTCTATGTATGCGATTGGTACGTCAGTGAGAGTGACACCCTTGGAGTTGGTGTATGATGACACGAGGTTGTCGGATGCCAAATCGAATGGGTGACCGCCTGTCGGGAACATCCTTTGTTCAACAAGACATCCTCCGTTTCGTAACATCTTTGCCCAAAGGTTGACCCAGTATGGGCCAGCGGTAGTATCGTCGTATGCACCGAAGAACTTGACAGGCACATCGGTCTTACAAGCAAGATTTCCAAATAAAGCGGTGCATGCCGTCCTATTGGCATTCTGAATGTCTGCTGCCATATACTCTTCTGCCGAAGGGTTATTGACGCACAGCCTGTACAATGGGGAGCATTGCATCAGTCTGCCGAAGTTGCCGATGTATCTCTTCTGGTTGTTGGCTGCGTCCACCTCCTCGAGCATGATGAGGGACAACACGTTGTCACCCGTGATCTGCACGCCCTTGTCAGGCCATGCCACGCTGTCGGGGTTGTAGATGCCGCATGACTGGGCGATGAACTCCTTCTGCGCGGTTGTGCGGTTCTTGAACAATGCGGGGAAGTTGGGGTGCATGCAGGCGAATGGCGTGCATGCCTTGACTGGAATCTCCTTGTACGATAGTATCATCAGCGCCATGCCGCCTCCCATAGAGCGTCCGCCCAGGAAGACACCGTCCTTGCAGATATTGTAGTTGTTGACGACGTGACGGTATCCAGCAAGGTAGCAGAGGTATCCCGCTGGAGAGCACCAGTGCTGTGGTGGGTCTCCGCTGGGGGATTCCTGCGACGGTTCGTCGCCTGGGTATCCGTCCATGTCCATCACCGCGTATCCCTCGCTCAGCCAGTAGTCTGGGTCTACCCCATACTCACCGCTTGGGAATCCTGTTGCTCCTCTCTTTATTTTCTTTCCAGCTCCATGGCAGAAAATTATAAGCCTCGTTGGTTCTCCGTCGGGTGTGTATGTAGAGGGCAGTGCAAGGATACCATGGTCTTGCTGTATGTTCGTGGTATGTGCCACCACCGCAGTTGCCTCGTCTTGCTCGGTGGGGTCTGGCATGTCTACGTTGACAGTAATTGGTATCATGTAGTTGCCGTTGGCATCGGCATCGTACAGTGGCGCGTTGTAATGTTCGCAGTCATCTGCAAAATGTCCTTCCATGGTCATATCGACTGTGAGCGGGGCACCGTCAGGGTTTGGGTTCAAATATGGCTTGAAGTAGATGAAGTCTGCTGGTATCTCCACCTCAACTGGAGTATCCTTGCTGAATGCGACACCTATTGCATGCAGATACTGCTTATCATTATCATACCCTGCGACACCGAAATTACCACTGTTGGAGTCGGCTGAGAAGACGAAAGTTACATTTCCGTCCATTGGCCTCTCGTACAGCTTGGCACATGACTTTCTTGTTGGATAGTCGCCATATACGTACTTACCTGCGTTGATACCTACATTCTGCAACCTTGCACGCAGGGTTTTTATCGGGTCGGTTACAGCCTCCTTGAGAGTGTCTTCCCTGGCAATGTATTGGGGCGTCCTTGACTCATTCTGGTAGACGCTCATGAATGCGAAGTAGTGTGCATCCTCAGGGACTTGTATGGTGATTACGCCAGATTGCTGCACTCTCGTTGAGTAGCCAGTAGCATAGTGCGGCGTTGCTCCGTTGGCAATGCCTTCGTTGTCAGTAAGGAGTGAGTAGGTCATACTCTTCCCTACCATCGGCAGAATCTTGTACACCTTGCCAGGCGTGATCGGGACTAGTGAGTATTTAGTGCCGCTGGTGGTCTGCTTATCCCATAGGCCATTAGCATCAATAACATAGTCTATGGTCTCATACCCAGTGGTCGAGAGCCGCTTGTCTACGGTCGTGTCGTCACCGATGCGGCTCACCTTTCCCTTGACACTCTCAATCAGAGTCACCGTAGGCGTGGCATCCACGTTGCTCGCCTTGGTGTTGATGTACAGCCATTCCGTGTTCGCGGGGATTGTCACTACGGCCTCGTTGTCTGCAGCCACCACAACCCTTGCGCCGCTGCTGAAGGCGGCATCGTCGCTTGCTGTGTGCGTGTCCGTTGACAGCAGGAAGGCATATACCGTGTAGCTGTTGGAGTTGGCGACTATGCGGTACATCTCTCCTGGGGTGACGGGCAGCAGCTTGCATGCCATAGACGAACTGCTCGCCCATTTCCCGCTGCCGTTGATATACAGGGACGACAGCTCAGCGAGCCTGGTGAGGTTGACGCTCATGATGTTGGACAACATCTCATCGGTCACGGCCTTCTGCGTCATCGCCCTCGTCGTGCTTACGCCGATTGCTCCCTCATACGTCCTTGCCTCTGCGACCTCATCCTTCATGGTGTAGGTCTTCTTGATGTACGCTGGCAGCATGTCAGTGCCTGCTCCCGTCATGCGAGTAATGTAGAGGTATGCTGCACCCGATGGGACTGTGATGAGGTGCTCTGTATCGTGGGTATAAGAAGTTCTGCCTGTTGCGCCGCCAGCGAATGTTGACACATCGTTTCCCGACGTGTAGCTGTTACTTGTCAAAAAAGCAAAGATGAAAGAACTTCCGCCAGCCTTGACGTGCAGGGTGTCTCCTGGGGTGACGGGAACGAAGATGGAGTTAAAGTTGTTGGATGTCGCCCACTTGGCTGATGCGTTGATGTAGATATTCTTAACGTCGTAGCTGCTCAGGTTGATGGTGCTGCCGTCGTAGATGAGCATGTCCGTCACGGCCTTCTGCGTCATCGCGTTGGAGTCGTCGTCGCCTATCTTGTTGTGCAGCGTGGCAAGGATGTTGCCTGTGTCGGGGTCAAAGACTGCTGAAGCACCTTGGGGGCCAGTCGCGCCAGTCGCACCAGTGGCACCTGTGTCACCCGTGTCGCCTTTGATGTTGTGGAAGGCGAAGGTCATTGCGCCATCGACAAGGCTGACCTCCGCCGATGGGGTGCCAGTGTTGTTGTCCACCGTGGCAGTCACGCTGTCTATCTTCTGCGCCTCAGCCGCGTTCTCTATCGCCTGCTTCACGTCCTCCGCCAGCTTGTCCACGGTCACGCTGCCGTCACGCAGGCCGCGCCTGCCGTAATACGGAGTCCTCTTCTCTGTTGTATCCATATCTTGTTCGTTTTTCGTTTAGCTTACTGTTGTGCCCGTGGCATCCACCCATGTCACCGTTCTGGTCACTTCGCCAGTCTGCGCGTCAGTGGTTTCCACTATGTTGCTCGCCCAGATAGGCTTGCCATTGGGGATAGTCCCACCGCCCAAGCTCGTATCAAAGTAGCAATACCCCACATACACATCCGTTGGTCGCTCAGCGGTAGTGCCCGAGGAACGCACACCCACAAGCACCTTTGCGTCAAGAGCCACTAAGCTGTCAATCACACGCTGCTGAGGCTCCACGAACATCGCGCCGCCACCGTTGATATAGTTGGAGCGCACATTCTCGAATGTCACCTTGCCGGCGTTGTTAGCCGATAGGTCGATAATGCTCCCGTCAGAAGGCTTCTGGGTGTTGATGTCGCTATCCTGCAAGATGATACGCGTAGAGTCATGGCCACCGCTGTTGAAGTCACCAAACACACTTCCGGTGAGCAGTTCCAACTGGCTCTCACTCACCACCCAGGCACCACGCTTGCCGGAAATCACACGTGTCACGTCGCCATAGCCAGCGTCTGCACCGCCCGCGTACATTACCTTATCATACACCTGCACCAGACGGCTGCGCACGAGCCTCACCCAGCTCAGGTCATGGCGTGTGTCGCTGTCGCCCTCAAACACATAGCCGCCCTCAAGCACACAGTCCTCAAAACGCAGGTCGGCGTAGCCTGTCACACTCAACGTCTCACCGTCAACTACCCCATCCGTGTTGCGTATCTCATGGAGGCCTATCGCCACCGACGAGTAACGCCCCTGGCGGATGCGGCAATCCTTAAAGACTGCCTGCCACACACCCTGGGGATAGAACACATGCGCACCGCAGCCAGCACCATCTCGCTGGGCAATGTCGCAGTTCTCAAACGCCCATCCTGTGCCGCTGTTGACATTGAGCATGACATCACGGCTGCGAAGGTTACGCACAGTAATGCCATGGTTTAAGTTATCTTTGCCTCTAAAATCATGGTAGAAGCCCTGAAGGTCGATGTTTTCCAACAGGATGTTACTTGATGTGTTACTGAAATAAAAAGCGTCCATACAAGAGTCGGAGCACGAGAAAGCCACGTTTGAGCTGCTTCCATACTCACCGGAAACGCTGCTGTTGTCACGGTCGCGGAGCACACGCATAGTCAGGTTACGCAACACGCAGTCATGCGCGGAGCTTAGGTTGAAGGCAGTCACAAGCGTGTTGCCGTGGCTCATCGGAGTGAACATCGTATGTGCGCGATAGAAAAGGACACCCTTGCCACCGTCGATAGTGAAGCCGTTAGCACTGCCGATGCCTGTCAGGTAGTTGCTGTCCATCTGGCTGCTGCCAACGGGCTTCAGCTTGCGGACGTCGTAAGCGTTGCCGTTCATGATACACACTTTGCCGGTGCCGTAGGTGGCTATCTTGTTCGACGCGAACCTGCCTAAATCGCCCACGTAGTAGATACGGTCGCTCAGGTGCATGTCGCCTTTCTGCTTGCCACCCTCAGTCGAGACAATACAATCGTGAACGGCCTTGGTGAAGTCTGTCATCAGCGTCGTGATATCAACAAAAGCTGACTCATCGCTGTCCCACACGTAAGTGCGACGGCGACTCTGACCTGTCGCAGAGGGCGTAAAGTCGGTGCCGGAGGTCGGCGACACGATGCCCGCCAAATCGGGGTCATCCTCCAGGTGGATGTCGGAATACACGCAGTCGATACGCGGGAGGTAGTTCGCCACGCCACTCACGGGCTTCCGTGTATATTCGTAGAAGTTTCCCCACCGCTTGTAGTACTTCGTCGTACCGTTGTCCACCACTTTCAGCACAAAGCAATTGTGGACAGTACTGAAATACACGTCGTCCGACGTGAAGTCCATCGGCACGCCATGCTTGTGGATGATACGCTCCGAAGGCATGAACACTTCACCGGGATGGGTCGCAGGACTGCTACCGCCCTCGATGGTGATGTTATCGTCAATTGTTCCGCCAAAGCATCTCAGAGGCCAGTCATAAAAAGCCTGTCCCCACCTCACAGCGGCCTGCAGCTCCTCACTCTCCCTCACCGCCTGGCCGTCTATCTCAAGGTAGTACTCAGGTCGGTACGGGTCTTGGAAGTTCGGTTCACCGAAACCACGCTGTGTGTCATCATTACTGCTGTCGCCATGTTGGCTGACATACTCAACCACGGCCTCGCTTGTAGGCACATTACGGCTGTTGGGGTTGTTGATATGGTAGTCAATGTTAATTTCCGTGCCGCTTCCGCCACTTCCCGACGATGCTGCCAGCTCCTCCATCCTCTCCATCGTGCTGTTCCACCGCCACAGTTTACCGTGCTCGGTGTCGATGTATAATATATCAGCAGAGGGTGCTTCGTCCGTCACCGTTCCACCAGTCTTTTTCCTCAGCACATTCAATGACGGGAACCATTGCCAGCCACTCCAGTTGGCAATTTCATCTCCGGCATTCATGTTCCACACGTTCACAAAACGCAGTTCCCTCACGTCTCCTCCAGTGGATGCGCTCAGTATATCCTGCATGGAAGTGCCGTTCCAGTAGCATGACACCTTGTCAACCGTATTCACATATAGCACGCCGGTCTTGGGGTGGTTCTCCTGCTCTGCCCATGTGCTCGATGTGTATTTATACAGCTTGCCAGCTCCAGGGTAGAATGCATAGTCGCCTTCACTGCCTGTCGTGAAGGAAGAGGGGTTTCCCCATTGATTGCAGACAATCACTCCGCCCTCTACATCGGTGTCTATGGCTGCAACGGCGGCTTGCAGGGTAGCTATGGCGGTCGCAACGGCACTGTTGGCAATGGCATTGTCGCTGGTGGTGTCAAGGCTGCTGTCTATGCTGATGTTGTCACCATCGCCGCTGATGGTGATGTCGCCGGTGCCGATGAGGCTCTGACCATTGACGGTCTTCAGGTTGAGCGACTGGATGCTCTGCCACGGACGGCTCTGAGTGCCTCCTTGGTATGCCTGCCTCATGCGGAAATAGATGCCTGGCTGGTCGCCTTGTATCAGTGTGCTACCGTCGCTCGATGGGGCAATCATGCCTGTGACTATCTGCGCCCAGTAGCCGTTGCTGTAGTCGATGGCCACCTGCTGCACAAAGACAGTCTGCCCGTTCACTCTGGCACGGAGGTTGCCCTGATATTTGGGAGCGTTGCTGTCGGTGGATGTGCTCTTGAGGAATGCTGCATCAAGTGCGGTGTTCAGCTGACCGAGCGATGTGAAGTCTCCTATGAATCTGAACGGATATTCATTGGAATCTGCCTTTGTGCCCTTGCCTCTGACGGCTTGCTCCTCCTGGGTGAGGCGGGTCTCTAAATTGGTACCCTTGCTGTCTATCACCTGCTCGGTGCTGGTCTGCGGATGGTAGTCACCACCGCCATTGGTGTATAATATACCTTTCTTTGTCATTGCTTTATTATCTTTTATTCTTTTTTGCTATCAAAACAAACGTCCGTTAATGTCGCCTGTCCCTGGGTTGACCACAAGGCCGGTATCGACATTGTCTGTCACCTGACGGATATGGACTACGCTTTCGTCCAGCTCCGCAACCTTGTTGGCAAGCTGCGCAACGTCATCACTCAGGTTCTGAATCATTTGACCGTACGCACTCACATCGGTGCTGATGGTCATTGTGCCTCCTGTTGGCTCCCATCTGCCATCTCTGCATAAATAGAGGGCGCACGGAATCGATGTGCCGACACCGGCAAACCATCCTGGCTCCGGGTTGGGGTATGCCGCATTAAGAGCGTCAACAGTGTTAAACACACCTTTGTTGGCGCCCTTGATATTCTTGGCATCCAGCCAACCCTCCACCTTCAAGTTATGGCCGATTGTCGTGCTGCCTGCCACTTTCATCTGGCCTCCCACAGCCATGTTGTTGCTCACACTGAGGGAGCTGTTCATATAGTTCTCTTTTGCTGCCATATCTTTGTTTTCTAAAAATTCATTTCTCCGTACGCAGCGGATGTGCCACTGTCCCTATTCATCACCGCCGAAAAGAATCTTCTTTGACATCTGTGTGAACACACCGGCTTTCTCCGCCTCTCCAAGTGATATGAATGTATTTGCCGCAATGGTATAGACCACGGCACGGTAGCACCGCTGGCTGATGTCCACACCGCCGCCAAGGTCTATACGCGCGTAGGGGATATATACAGCCCTGCTCACGTTAGCGTCTTCACTTTTACACGAGTAGAACTCCAGTACCTTGCCCTCAGGACGTACGGCGAGTGCGCAGACAGGGCGCTGTGCGGTGCCACGGATGCCCTTCCAGCGGCTCTTCTGCCTGGCGTAGCCCGGGTCGGTGGTGCTGATGGCCTCATACACAGGCATCTCCCAGTCGTCCATCTCAAAGACGACGAGACGCATATAGTCCATCGGTAGCATCACCCAGCCGCTCTCCATGTCACCCCAATAGACTTCCTCTGCGAAGCTGTGACCCTGTTCGAGCAAATCGTAGGGGGCATCCATCTGCACGGCGTCAACGGAATCGGCCACCTTCGACTTGATTATCTCGTCAAGTGTCAGGGTGTCGATGTCGCCAAAGCCAGCAAGCTGCTCGTTCACGGCGTTCTCATCCATGGCGATGCGCACATCACGCACTATGTCTTCTACCTTATATATCATACCTGTATCTTTATCAGTATGCAGCGGCTGTGCCGATGTCTTGTCTAAATCCCCTCAAACTTGATGTTGTGCGCAGCGGCCGCAGCCTCGATGGCCACATGGCTGCGCAGCTTCGTGCGGCTGATGCCGTAGGTCTCCACGAGGTACTCCTTCGCGTCGTCCCAGGCTGCAACCTTCACCACATTGACGGAGGGCTTCTTCTCTTCCGCCACCTTCTTCTCCTCGACAACGCTCTTGTCAACGAACGTTGGGTCAACCTTGAACAGCCTTCCAAACTTCGGGTGGCGCTCCAGCGCGTCTATCAGCTGCTCGTTGTCTGTGTAGTACACACTCCCGCCGCCTGTCAGCGGACTGAATGAGACATGTGTGTTGCCGCCGCCTGACAGCTGCACATTGATGCTCACATGGCTCTTTGCTATATATTTCTTTTTCATATCCTACTGTTATTTCTATCTGACCTCTCACCTCTAACTTCTCACCTCTAACCTCTAAAAAGAAAAAGGGAGCGGGCAGTGACGCCCGCCCCCTTGGTCAGATGCAGAAAGCGGGGTGTTATGCTGGCTTGGTGAATGTACCTGAAGCCACTGCACTGTTGACGTATCCGGTCTTCACGGCGATTGCCTTGATGGTAGTCGTAGCACTCAGCGAGATTGCGCTTGAGTATGCCGATGAGGCGGTTGTAGGTGTGCTGCCGTTGGTGGTGTAGTAGATTGTAGCACCGTCAGTTGCACAGCTCAGGCTCACGCTCAATGTTGCGCCGTTTGCCCATGTGGTGGGGCTGAAGGTCGGTGTGGCTACCACCGGCTGTGTGGCAAGGCGCATACGTGCGTGTGCCTTGGCATAGCGCAGGTAGATACATGCAACCTCCTGGATGACCACTGCGTCGGTGTTGCGCACACCTGCCTTGCGAAGGTCAAGGATGTTGCGTCCCCAGCTGACGTGCACTTTCTTTGAGAGGAACTCTGGGTCGAGTGCGAAGCCGCAGTCGCTCATTCCGTTCAGGTCGAACAACTCGTGGTGGATGGTGAGCACCTCGCCGAAGTCGGTGTCCCAGCTCTTGAACTTGAGGTTCCATACCTCCACGGTATCCTTCAAGCGGAACTTGTCGCTCTCAATCTTTGAGAAGGCAGAAAGCATCTCACTGCCGCAGAGCAGAATCTTGCGCTTGTTGCCGATGCCGGTTCCTACGAACATATCCTTGGTGATGTCCACCAGGTCGTCGTCGCTGATGACTGCACAACCCTTAGTGAAGTCCCAGTGGCCTACCTCGATGTCCTTGCCTGCCATGTACCAGATACCGCCGGTGAACCATGTCGCCATGCCATCCTTGCTGGTGTGGTAGATGACGCGCTTGTCGCCGAACAGGTAGGTGTTCTCTGTGGCGAGACGCATGTCGTAGATGCCATCCTCCTCGATGTCGCTGAAGTTCCAGTCAACTTCCTTGGCGGCAATCTTGTCGAAGGTGCTTTGCTCCACCTGGATCATGAAGTTCTGGCAGTACTGAATCTCGGCAGTGGGGATGTTGTTGAAACGTCCTGTCTGCACATCCAGCTCACCGCAGGCCTTGCCCATGCGGACGAGTGTGGTGCCGCTAGCAATTGCGGGAACGAAGATGGTCTGGTTGTCGGAGGCTTTGTTGCCGTTTACAGCGTACACCAATGGCATGCCGTCGGTGTCACGTCCGCAGACACAGAGCACCAGGTCTGGGGTGTTCTCGTCGTCGGCATCGTAGGCAGAGCCGTTGTTGTCGTACTTTGCTTTCACGCCAACCACGCGGATGGTGTCGTCAAGTGTGAACATGTTGGCGTCGGTCACGGGGAGCTTGACGCTCGTGCCGCTGGCCATAGCCGACACATCGTCGTTGGTCTTGCAGGTGATTGGGCGTGTGCCCACGCTGTAGTACTTAACCTCGAAAGAGTCACTCGGCTGAGATTTGGCGTAGCGCGAAATCTGGTCGATAGGTGTGGCCATCGGGCGAATCTTGGTGATGCGCTCGTCGATGTCTTTCAAATAGAAGTCTGGGTCACCGTTCAGACGACCTGCGGTCTCTGTGGAGATGCCCTCTGCGGCGGTGTTGATACCGCCCTCACCGCCTTCGCTCTTGCCAGCGTCTGGCAGTGTGGAAGCAGCCATCTTCATCTGTGAGCGACGGCCTTCAATTCCATACAATACATTCCAAAATTTTCTCATCTTACATCCATTTATGGTTATTAATCCTTGTTTCTAAAGTCTAAATCCTCGCCTTTCGCCGTTTCTCGCCGCCACGCTCCCAGATAGACGCCTGGTTGCTCATGCTGCCAAGGGCACCGAGGTTCGGCTGCGGCTTGCTTGCGCCACCGGTTGCTCCCTCAAGGCTGCTGGTGCCGTCACCCTGACTGCGTCTGCGCAGTTTCTCCTCCACACGGGTGTTCTTACCACGTACTTCACCCTCATAGTCTGCGTCCGCCACGTCTGCATCGTGGTTGAGTGCCTTGCGTGCCATGTCCATCGACTCCACGGTGAACTTGCCGAGGATGCCGTCCTGCACGATGTTAATAAGGAACTCCATCATCTCGTCAATCTCGTCGTCTGACAGGCCGTTGTCTGCCTGATACTGTCCCAGGGCGCTGAGGCTCTCGTCAAGGTTCTGCTGGTAGGTGGTCTCCAGCTCTTTCTCCTTGGCCATACGCTCAACAAACTCCTTGTTGGCTGCGGCAATCTCCTCCTGGCGCTCGGGGTCGTCGATGGCATCCTTGATGTCGGTGCCGAACTGGCGAACCAACCCGATGACGGGGTCTTCACCGTTGCGCCAGTTGCTCAAAAAATAGGCCGACCTCGGGTCGCTGTTGAACATGTCGGTCAGTGCCTTCTCTCTCGTTTGGTACTGGCCTATGCGATTGTCGTAATCATCGTAATCGTCGGAGATTTGGCCGAACATGGCCTCATCGTCCGCGAATTCCTTGTCTGGGTACTTGGTCTTCAGTCGCTCCGACACCTTGCCCCTCATCGGGTTCTCGGGTGTCGCAACCTCTTGTACCTCTGCTGGTTTTGTTACTTCTGCCATATCTATGCGCATTAATCCTAATATATCTACCCACAAAGATACGCCATCGCCATCCCTCAGCAATTTTATTTATTAACCGTGCGACCTATATTTTTCGTAATTTTATGGCTATGAAAAAGCCTGGAAGCAACTTTGAGTATGAGCGAGAGAGGGACGATGACCTGCTGCGTGTCTATCGGGACACCATCCATGCGGCAGACCATATCCGTATGCCCGACATACTCGACGTGGTGGTCAACTCACCATCAAAGAGGTTCTGGGTGTCGGAGGAGCGTGCGGCTGTGGTTGTCGCCCGCATGCTCAAGGGTGACACCTGCCCTCACATGCGACCGCAGAAACGTGAGATGTTCGGGGAGATACTGCGCAGGGTGGAGCATCTGCGGGAATCCAACCCGGGTATGACCATTGCCATGCTGGTGTTCCATGTGGTGCGACAGCCTGCGCCTAAGTTCTACCTCACACCAGGCTCCGCAAAGGTGATACTCTCAAGGATAAGGAAAAAGAGAAGGAATGAGTATAGAAGACATCATCGCTGAGAATGAGCGCCGCATGGCCGATATTAACGCTAAGTTCAACCCGGTCACGGGAGAGGGCAGCGTGGGGAGCCGCACGGAGGTGATAGTCCATGGACTCCCGCCTGCCCGCCTGTGGCTGCCTGACTCTATGCTCAATGTCCCTTTCATTAAACGGCTGGTGAAGGCTGGCTCCGTGGATGCATTTCTCAAATCCATACGTTCCAAGGTCAATGACACGGAGCGAAGCAAGGTGGTGGAGCAGTACGTACGCACACGATGCCGCCATGACTTCCCTTTCTGGGCGGAGACATTTGTATTCATCAAGGCAAAGGGAGGCGGTGAGGATATCCACTTCCGTCTTAACAGGCCGCAACGGAAGCTCGTGGAGATGCTTGAAGAAATGCGCACAGCTGGACTGCCCATCCGCGTGGTCATGCTCAAGGCTCGACAGTGGGGAGGCTCAACCGTCACGCAGATATACATGGCATGGCTGCAACTGGTGCACCAGACGGGTCTCAACTCGCTAATCGTCGGCCACGTCAAGGATGCATCAACGGAGGTGAAAGACATGTTTGACCGTATGATTGGACAGTACCCAACCACTATGCTCTACCAGCTTGGCGACAGCTACGACGACAACGAGGCGAAGCTGGTGTGGGTGGGGAAGACAAGCAACATCCAGCGCATACCCCAGCGCAACTGCAAGATAAAGATAGGCACGGCTGAGAAACCGGACTCTGCACGTGGAGGCGACTACAACCTCGTGCACCTCACCGAGGTGGGACTGTGGAAGACCACCGACGGGAAGACGCCTGAGCAGATTGTACGCTCAGCCTGCTCCGGTGTACTGCTCCAGCCTTACACCATGATTGTGTATGAGTCAACGGCCAACGGCACAGGAAACTTCTTCCAGCGGGAGTACGACGCGGCCAAGCAGGGCATATCGCAGTTCAAACCTATCTTCATCGCATGGTACGAGATTGAGCAATACTCCAAGCCCATCGCCACCATCCCCACCACCCACGCCACCGCCGATTTCGGCGATGGCAAATCCCTACGCTCCTTCGCCCAGTGGCTCTACGACAACCGACTCAACGACAATGTATCGTCCAACCGCCAGGAGCCTGGGAAATATCTTTGGTGGCTGTGGGAGCAGGGTGCCACGCTGGAGGCCATCAACTGGTACATTGCTGAGCGAAGCAAATACACAGACCACGGCGACATGGCATCGGAGTACCCCTCCGACGACATAGAGGCGTTCGTACATTCGGGCGCACGTGTCTTCGACCGCTACAAGGTGGAGCAGCTCAAACCTGCATGCAGGCCGCCACGATTTATCGGTGATGTCTATGGCGATGGTGACACAGGCGAGGAGGCTATCACCAACCTGCGCTTTAAAGCTGACAAGCAAGGCTTGCTATGGATATGGTCAATGCCCGATATCCCATGCGGCAAGGCAGACCGTGGGCAGTGCGGCGACATTAAGAATTGTTCATGGGCATGTCCGCACCGGGAGCCGGCTATGGAGGTGGTGACGGACAGATACCTGGTTGTGGTGGATATCGGTGGCAGGTCGCACAAGGCCGACTGGTCTGTCATACTTGTCATCGACCGTATGTACATGATGGACGGCGGGAACCCGACCGTTGCGGCGCAGTGGTACGGGCATATCGACATCGACCTGCTGGCATGGAAGGCGGCGCAGATAGCGGCGTACTACGACAATGCCCTGCTGGTGATTGAGTCCAACACCCTGGAGACGCACGACACCGACCGCATGGTGGACGGCGACCAGTCGCTTTACATCCTCAACCAGATTAAATATGTGTATGCAAACCTCTACGCACGTAAGCAGAGTGAGGAGGATATCCGCGAAGGAAAGCCGCGTAAGTACGGATTTCACACAAATGTGAAAACCAAGCCTGTCATCATCTCAAACCTTGTCAAAGTGCTTCGCGAACAGCTATATGTGGAGCGTGATGAAAGATGCCTTGACGAGTATCTCACCTACGAGAAAAAACCAAACGGCTCGTTTGGCGCAATACCAGGAAAGCACGATGACCTTCTGATGACACGCGCCATCGGCCTGCACATTTGCTACAGCGAAATGCCCCTGCCTGCCATCGTCAAACACAAAATCATCCCCAAGCGCACTACAACCATCACTGAGGCCACCATATAATAATCCCTTCCATCCCCACCATTCATTTTCTCAGTATGCTGCGGTTGAGCCGCTGCCTAAAAAAGCAGCCGCCCCAAAGGGACGGCTTCTTCTATGCCTGCGATGCCATCGCAGTGTCTATAGTGTCTTTAGTCGCGGCTCCTGCGCTATGGTCTCTGCCGGTGTGGCTGGCTTTGGCAGGTTCGCCATAATCTCATGCGCCCTGTCCACGCTGCCCTGGTCGGCCATGCCCTGCACTTGCTGCATGATGGACGGGTCAATGCCCTGTGGCTGCTGTCCCTGCGCCATCTGTTCCTGCTGTGCCTTGACGCTTGCGAGCAGGTCGTCGGCAAATGGGAAGTCTCCGTGCTCAAGCAGCTGCTCCAGGGTAATCTGTCCAGCGCTCCATATCTGCATCAGGAATTCATTGGCAATCTGACGGTATGCAGGTGTGGCCGTGCTCTCAACAATAGAGAGGTCGAAGTCCACGTCGCGCAGTTTCTTCGGGTCGTACTCGACAAGCGAGCCGCTCTTGCCGGCAATGTTGAACACGCGCTTGGTGTCATAGAACTGCTGGATATTCTTTACATCTTTGTGCGCAGCATCCTTCACGAAGCCCGAGAAACTGTCCAAGATGTCGAGCAGTGACGTGGTGGCGTTCTGTGTCTGCTGTGCGTAGAGTGCGCCTGATGTGCTGCTGTACCCAGGCTTGCCCTGCAATGCGCCGTTGACACCCGAGATATCCTCAAAGAACTTGAGCTGCAGGTTGAGTAGCTCGCTGATGCCGATGTTGGTGGCATTGTTGGCAATCTGCTGCGGCAGCGGTGCGCCGTTCTTTGTCTTAATCGCAATGACACCATTGAAGCGTGACCACTCGTCCGCAATCTCGTTGATGTCCATTGAGCCGATACTCTCCTCAGGAACAAGCAGCACGCCCTTTGACGACGCACGCATTATCCAGTCATAGAGTGTGATGAGCCGGTTGGTATATCGCTGCTGGTCGATGACGTCACCGACGAAGGAGTGTATCTCGCCGTCGATGAATGGGTATGCCTTGAAGACGTACGGGTGGCCTTTGTGCTCGTAGGGCGACTCTCCCTCTTTCAGGATGTCACCGAAGGGAGTGAGGTAGTAGTAGTACCAATAGTCGTCCATAAACCATGTGGCCTTGATAAGGGGGATGTCGTCTTTGTCCATCCCAGCCGCAGTGCCACGGGCGATGCGGTCTGCATTCTCTGCCTCCACCATCGCTGCGTAGTCCTCTATCTCTATCTTATAGACATCACCGCTGTTGTAGTCATGGCAGCGGTAGCGGGGCTTGCTCTCCTTGCGCCACACCTCGATGACACGGCACCTGCCAGGCTCCGACGTGAAGAGGAAGTCGAAGTTCTTGATGCGGCTGTATCCGAACCTCTCGCAGTTGGTTACGATGTAGTCCTTCTTGGTGGCAAAGGTGTATATATCCGACAAGCGCTTGTAGTCGGCTGGACTCTCGGCAAACTCACGGCACAGCACACCGAAATCGATGTCATGCACCTCGCCCACCACCGAGCAGTCCCAGCCACGGAAGTCACGCATGTTGTTGTCGATAAAGAAGTTGTTAGGCTGCACGTAGTCAGTCCAGCAATCAAGCTGGTCGTTGCGCCAGCCGTACCACTTGCGATGCACCACAAGCCCTGATATCAAAAACTCCTCCATCGACCGGGCGTACACCTCTTCCATGCGGTTGACCTGCATGTTGCATTGCAGCACCGTTGACATCGTCTCGCTGTACTGCTGCTCGGTTCTGTCCCTCGCCTGGCATGTCGGCTCCTTCGACTGCGACCGATAGACACCCAGCACATTGCGCACAAGCCTGCGGATGAGGTTTGTCTTCAATGGGATGTTACCCTCGCTCTT